ACGAAAGTCACAACGAAAGTCACAACGAAAGTCACAACGAAAGTCCAGACGAAAGTCTCTTAGAAGAAAATCAAGAAAGAGATCACGAAAGTCAAAAAGAAAGTCGCGAGGAAGAAAATCAAGAAAAAGATAACAAATTCATAGATCTCCGAGAGTGCGACGTAAAAGCAAACGACAAATCATTATATCAAACGATTTTATTAATTTTATTACACTGATGTAATAAATGATTAAATTTTATATAAAATTTAATCACTGTAAACTATTCATCTTCACTATCTGAAACATAATTACAATCAATCAAATTATGTTCCATTGATTCAAGTTCTTTCATGTCATCTGCACATGTTGGACATACACGTAAATCTTTACATTGACAACGAAACATAGTTATTGTATTTTCAAACCACCTTTTACAACATACATTACATTCACTACAACATACATTATCTGGTATATAATTCGGTGATGAAGGTACTTTCTTTAGAGCTATTTCAATTTGTTCAAATAGTTTTTTTAAATCTTTTGCTTTCATTGTTCTTTGCTATTTTTGTAAAAGATTTTTAAAAATCATTTTTAATCAAAACTAGACTTTTACACGAATACGTGAATTTCTTACTTTAAATTGTTTACTTTTACGTTTGCTTTTATGTTTGCTTTGTCGTTTGCTTTTACGTCGTACTCTCAAAAATCAAGAAAAAGATCACCTGTGAGGGGAAGCAAAAGAGATCAAGAAGACGAAAATCAAGAAAAAAGAAATAATAACGAAATTACGAAGTAACGAAATTACGAAGTAACGAAATTACGAAGTAACGAAATTGCGAAGTGGCGAAATTGTGTTTTTAAAAAATGTTTTTTAAAAACAATTAGAATAAATGAAACGTGCCAGAATAAATGATTCAGAATTTGATTCTTTGTTAAATTCTCCAGCTCGTCATTCCGATGTAAATTTAGTAGAACCTCCAATTGAATGTCCTGTATGTTATGAAGAAATAATCAACACAGGACCACAAGTTAAAACAAAATGTAATCATGTATTTTGTTATGATTGTTTTATGAAACATGTTATGTCTAATAAACCATATGCAAAAGATTGTCCACTCTGTCGAGAAAAACTATACGAAAGACCTCCAATACAAAGACCTCGTAGATATGCGTTGACATATTTACCATCCATATTTTATAACGTACCCGAAATAGAAAACACTACTCCGTCAAATCCATTCGTAAATCCATCAACGGAACCATCAACGGAACCATCAACGGAACCATCAACGGAACCAACTATGGAATCAATGAATCAAAATATTGATTTATTGATGACAGATACATTAAATAGATTAGAGGAATCAATTATAAATAATTTTATATCAACAGAACAACAAACAACAGAACAACCGATAACAGAACCACAAACACAACAAACACCACAAACAACAGAACCACAAACACAACAAACAACAGAACAACCGATAACAGAACCACAAACACAACAAACAAATAATCAAAGTGTGATTCAAGATTATGAATATTTTTTGTATGAATTACCAGATGAAGATGAATCAGAAGATGAATTTGATGAATCAGAAGATGAGGAGATAATTGTAAGTAATGAAGAGTTGGAAGAAGATGTAGATGAGACAGACTCAGATGAGACAGACTCAGATGAGACAGACTCAGATGAGACAGACTCAGATGAGACAGACTCAGATGAGACAGATTATAATTATAATGTTTAAAAAGTAGATATAATTATAAAATATAAAGAAAATGATAATCGCAGAATATATATGGATTGGTGGTAAGGATGAATTGAGGTCAAAGACAAGGACATATCATCCAAATATTGTAAAGAAAATGAACCTAAGAGAAAATTATTTGAATCCTCATAATTATCCATTATGGAATTATGATGGTTCATCAACAGAACAGGCGGTAGGTAATGATTCGGAAGTAATCGTCAAACCTATTGCTGTATTTGACGATCCATTTAATGTACAAAATAGAGTAACAGAGACAGCAAATTTTGAAAAAGTTATTTATGTGTTAGTATTATGTGAAACATATACACCAGATAATAAGCCATTACCAAATAATCATAGACAACATGCGGTAGAATTATTTAGACAAAAAAGAGATACACATCCATGGTATGGAGTGGAACAAGAATTTTATATTATGGAAAAACAATATACGGATAAAAAATTATTGCATAAATTTTCTGCCTATCGTGCATTAGGATCTTATCAGGCAGAGTATGAACCACAAGGACGATATTATTGTGGTATTGGAGGAACTGTCTCATTTGGACGAGAGTGTGCATCGGAAGCATATCAGATGTGTATAGCAGCAGGATTAAAAGTTTCAGGTATGAATGCAGAGGTAGGTCCAGGACAATGGGAGATTCAAGTTGGACCATGTGAGGGTATTGAGTCTGGGGATCATGTGATGATGTTGCGATATATATTACATAGAGTATCTGAGAAATATAATGTAGAAATTGTGTTTGATCCTAAGCCGTTGAGGGGTGATTGGAATGGATCAGGATGTCATACGAATTTTTCGACAAAACAAATGAGAGAAGGAAATGGGGTGTCAGAAGATGAAGCTGCGATACAAAGACGTAAAGGTGAAGATGTAACATCAAAATCTGGTTTAGAATTTATTATAATGGGAATTGAAAAGTTATCGCAAAAACATCAAGAACATATGATGGTTTATGGGCAGAATAATAAAGAAAGGATGACAGGATTACATGAAACTGCTAATTTTGATACATTTACATGGGGAGTTGCGGATAGATCAGCATCTATCAGAATACCCAGAGAGACAGAGAAACACGAAAGGGGTTATCTTGAAGATAGACGTCCGGGATCAAATATGGATCCATATCTGGTAACAGGAAAGTTATATGAAACGGTGGTATTAAATGAATAATTAATTTAAAATATTATTTATTTATTAGATAAATAAATAATGAGCGAAGAAGAGAAAAAACCAAATCTTTGGGTTGATGTTAATATTGGGATAGATAATTCTTCTGAATCGGAAGATTTTAGTGATTCGGAAGGATTATATGATAAATTACAAACTGGGGATATGATATTATGTCATGGATATAATCCAAAGGGTCTAGATCCAGGTGTTGATGGTTTGATTGAATTTGCAACACATAGTCCTTGGGAACATGCAGCTATAGTAATTCGAGATCCATGGTGGTTAAGAGATTCTGATGACCAACCTTTAACAGGATTATATGTATATCAATCAGGTCCGGGACCTAATGGATATCCTGATGTTATAAATGGAAATCTGTGTGGAGTAACTTTAAATAGATTGTATGATTTTTTAGCAAATCGTCAGCATATATACGTTAGATCTATAGAAAATGTATCATGGACAGCAGAAATGAGGACAAATTTTGTAACAGCATTTAAGGAATCACATGGAAAACCATATGATAAAAATTGGTGTGAGTGGTTATGTACTGGAATTGATAGTTTTTTTTGTTGTAAGTTGTGTAGATGTTTTGTACCCAGACGTACTAATCGATTTTGGTGTTCAGCTTTGGTAGCCTGGATGTATGAATCAGTGGATTGGATTGATCCAGATACTGATTGGTCGGCACTTACACCGGAGGATCTTGTGTTAATTGAGGCAGATGATCCATATGATTTATCTAATTTGTGGGTATTGAAGAAATAAAATTATTCATTTACACGTTGACAGTTGCAAAATTTATAACAAGCACATCCCAAAATGCTTGTCATAATGGAAAATAAAAATATAACCCAACCTCTAAATAGAACGACTGCAAAATCATATTTTTCTGTTGGAGTAAATATATATGATGCAGAACCAAATACTATTACTAAACATAATAATGTTAAAAATATCATACAATTAAAACTAAACTTATTTTCCAATATTTTAATAAAACAAGCAGAACATGAATTTTGACATGTGACCCATTTACTGTAATACATTTGTCTGGTTACTGTGTCAGTATTTTGTTGTTCTGGTATTTGTGAAATAGTAAAATTAGTGGAAATTTGACAGTGTGGACATTTTTTAAAATTATTATTAATTAATTTGAAGGTGCATTCTTCACACATTTTCCAAGAACAATTTTTATTATTACATTCATATATTCCTGGTTCATTATAACAAATATTACAATCATTATCAGGTTGAATCATAATATATTTTCAAAATTATATTATGATTTTATATTAATTTTCATTTTTAATTATTTACGGGAACAACATATACTTCTATAATTTGAGTTGAAGGTTTTTTACATAACTTATTATAACAAATTAATAGAATTGTGTAAATAAATGTACATATACCTATTCCGAATACAGAATATATTATTGTTTGGTTAAAATTTATGGGTTTTTTATTAATGAGATAATCTAATAATTGAAATAACAAACCAATAATTACAATAATAATTAGGAGACTAAACATAAATAAAGTATCAAATATAACATTTTTACAATATGACAAAGATCTATTTATACATTGTATAGTTTTGATTTTATAATAAATTTGTTTAAAATATACAACAATACATTGACAATACATGTTTTTATTTGATTCTTCGGAAGAATCTTTGGAAGAATCAATAGATTCCTGTATATTTATAAAATTTTTAGGACGATGACAATGAGGACAATTTATAAAATCATATCTGGATAACATTATCTGACATTTATTACATATTTGCCAAGGACATTCATGACATTTATGGGTCGCAGTATCATAGTAACATATATGACATGAATTGTTTTGATTAATTATTGGTTCGGTATTCATGAGTTAAATAATAAAATTAAAAATGAAATATAATATTATTTCATTTTTACATGTAAAAAATGTATATAATATTATTTGGTTACGAAAAAAATTATTTAGGTGATATACCAAAAATTAAATTATTTGGTGTATTTTCATCATATATAGATTGTCTGGATAGAATATCAAAAATACCTGAGACTAAAGATATACAAACAAAAATACCAAATATGTCAGATAATGTTATACATACAAATTTGCATATTTTTTGGTGGAAAGTAGCTGATAATTTATCAGAATTATACATGAATGTAAATAATTCATAGAATTGATTTAAAAATTAATAAATTTATATAAAAAATGTCACATAAATTGAATAGAAAACCTCAACCAAAGAATATTCATAATACCTATAAAGCAAATGGATTCGAATGGCCTACTCATATTTTACATGAAGGAAGATTAATCAAAAGAGCTTATGTAGAACCAAACTTTATTTGTTTTACCTTGCCTGTAAGTCAAATGAATAAAAAAGTATACGTTTCAAAAGAACAAATACATGCTTTTAATAATGGTATTGTTTCTAAACGTCAAAAAAAACGCGCTCAAGAAGCAAGAGAAAGAAATAATAAAAAATATAACCAAATTGGTTCGACAAATTATAAAATACCGTTTGAACCAACACGAGTAAATACAGTTAATAGATCTATTATGTATAAATCAGATGAATCTGTAAAACAAAATACTGAAAATATTTCACAACAAACAATTAATAATTCAAATAAACAAAACAAGAAAAAATTATTAAATATTAATTACTATAAA